CCGAGCCGCAAAAAGTTATTTTCAAATAACTTGTAGAAATGCAATTGCAGCAGATGGAATGGAACCTGTTTTAAATTTAGCCCCTGCTCTTCCAGAGGATGGTGCAAATAATCAGGGGTATGCCGCATATACTAACATGGGCTTTAGAACTCATAATGGTAGTTGGGGGATGTTTCATCCCGGTGCCTTATATTTTAGGACATATTCGCCCACCGAGCAGCAATCTCCGGGCAGCGGCACCTCCCTTCACCTGGGCCCATGGCAAGAGGGTCAAGAATTAGCTTGGGACACGGTTGCCCATGCAAACTCGGCATGGCTGGATAAAAAGGTTCAAAATTTTACTAGAATAAATGGAGTTGATCCGACTGTATGGGATGCCTTTTCAATTTGGGCTCCAGGCCCACAATGGGATTCTCCAGCCGGGTATTATACTTCATTAGATATTAATGGAGTCCCGGGAGACAATCGACAGTTTACTTTTAATACAATATGGAGTAATTATAAAAACGGTGAAACGGAAGTATGGGATAATTATGATCAATTTCAATGGAGGCCATTGCTCTCTGTATCTCCTGTGGTTTTTAATGGGGATTTGGCTCGTCCAACCGGGAGCCTGCCTACAGATGGTGCAGAGTATCCAAAGGATCTCAATGGCGTAATGAATATGGGGGAACAATGGACAGCAGAGCGAGCAGCCGCGCCGGTCGATATTGCAACCATGACAAACACAAGAAATGTTCCTGTCTATGCTCCAGAAACAGGGAATCCTTTTTTTGGAAAAAACTATACAACGTCGGGGGGGCTGCAATCGGCTTTTAGTCCCCCTATTGGTGGGGCATTGCAGCATATGTTCACAGATACTGGTATTGATACGTCAATACCAGACCATAGCGGCGATCCCATGATGATGGCTACTGCTGATTTTTATGCCACTCAGGCAGAGGGTCTTAACCCTGAACAGCACCCTTCTTTTTCTGGGTTGACAGAAACTGGAAATACTTTTGTAGATGATCGACATGGATCAAATGCATGGAGTGGTGATACTGGAGGGTTTTATCCATATAGATATATGAAACAATTATATTCGGCAAGGCCTTCGCACCCGAATCCTACTACTACCAGTCCTGTATATAAAACTCATTCATCTACTGGTGGAGAGCATTCTATTGATTGGACATGGAAGTATACATATGGATACGAGAAATGGTCATGTGATGGAATATACCACCCCCAAGGAATTGTTCCAGAGAATTCGGAGCATTTTAATAATCGTCATGTAGATCCTAGCGCAGCCCCCTCTTCTAATATTTATAATCAAACGGCTTATATTCGAGGATCTGCCAACATAAAAAATTATAACATAGCCATAGGCAATAGGGCGCGGGCAACTACAACCGCAGTAGCAAGTGGCGGCGTCATTCCAACATATAGATATTGGGTATTAAGAATCCCGGCTGGATATAGTTGATTATGGCAAATGATACTAGAATTGTTTTAGGAAAGCGCGGAGCCGATTATGGATGTTTTATTTCTCCTCCAGGGAAAGACGTATTGACTTCCGTGGATGGTGATTTAATATTTGATTCTACAGCCGAGGGGTTAATTCAGGTAAAGGCAACCGGAACGGTGTTAGTGCCTAACTCGACGGACCCGAATCAGCAGTTTGCGGGGATTGTGATTATTCATACAGGAATTCCTACACATTTTGATGATGGCAGTTCACACACACTTACATGGAGTACATTGCTTGATCCTTCGACTTCAAATGTTAGTCCAGTATTTACAGCAGAAGACTCTCTTGTGACAACAAATTGTCCCTGGTTGAATTTAGGACTTATGGATATTAAGAAATCATATGAATTAGACATGATTCCAGGATATACATTGACCGGGTATCTTTGGTCAAACATAGCAACCAATCCTCCATCTCAAATTGTTGTGTTTGTTAATGGTTCGCCAAACAACGAGTTTAATATTTCTTGGACATTATATTCAGAAAAGGGAAACGGATAACGCAATGGACAGAGTGGTACTTGGACAACATGCAAATAATGCACTAGGAGCCGGGCTTTTTGTGTCGAACCCCGGTATAGATGTAAATGATGCAGAAAATGCTCAAGGCGGAAATTTGGCATTCGATTCATCCACAAGTGTTATAGATTCTTTGTATGTGGCTCAGAGTGGCACATTTACTATCGAGTGTGAAAGGGTTCCTGTTGTACATGGAGCAAAACTGGAATCACATACTGGGTCTGCGGGGCTGGGGTGGAAAGTTCTCCCAGACCTAGATGCCGATGGTGCCCTTGGTGCATCTGGCGGAGTCTATCTCGACACGGGAAGTGTGGATATTGGAATTCCTCCGGGAGCGTTTCCTGATGGAGTTATTCCAGAAATTGCACTTAGATTTGCTGTAGGAAATTCTTCTGGGCATTTTCATCCTTATTACTCTAAAGTAACAACCAGCGGAGATGGGTTTGGAGGAGTAGGGGGCAATTGGAACGACATTACTTCCCATGAGACTCAGAATTTAATTCATATGGATAGCCCTTGGGTGAGATTTAAATGGGGCGGAAAATCTATTCAGACAGAGACTGAAGACGAAGCGCAGTTTGCTGTGCATGTTAGTGAAAATAATTTAGACACAAAGCCGCTTTATGAATCAGATGGCAGTCATAATACTTTAGTGACACCAGAACAAAGATATAGAAAAATTTTACTTCAGGCGGATACTGCATATGGAAGAATAAAGGGAGCCTCGGGTCTTATTTATTTTGCAAATTCAACAAATATACATATTGATGCACACATGACTCCTACACATTCTGGATTAAGGACGCCAACGAGAGAAAATATTAGATTAATCAATGAAGCATTACATAATTATAAGCAGGCAAGAAATGAATTTGAAACATTAAAACATCCTGGGCAAGAAAAGCCCATTCGATTTCCAGAACTTAATGCTCTTTGGACAAATGCAATAGATGATCTTGCTCATTTTGCCTATCCAACATCTCCCTATTTTCCAAATGATATAGTTTCAGATAGTGCTTCTGCGGCAGCAGGTGTGTCGGGCCTGGACGAGGATTCTCTGACGGCATTATATGGAAAATGTCGTGCCGATACAGCAGGAGTCGAGACTGGATTTTATCGCACTATGGTTTTTCGGGCAGATGGAACTGATTACGGCAGGGGTACATATTATGCATTTCCACAAGATGTTGGAACCGCAGATTCAAATGTTACTGCAAATAAAACCGATATATATCGTTGGATAAATGATGAATCGGGGGTCTGGGGCGACTCGATTGGGTTTACCACACAATTTCCTTGGGGAAATGTAGAATCTTATCACAAAACGCATTCTATTACTAATTTCATTGAACAATCTCCCGAAGCCTATATGGAATATAATGACAAACAATGGTATTTCCCTCGGAATCCCCAATACGGACAAGGCGACACCGCCACGGGCGCGCAAATATTTGCTTTTGTTACGGACGGGCAGCCCTTCGCCCAGCCCCCCGTCGCATCGACTCTTACCGAGGGCCAGGCGCAGGAGATAGTAGCGGCTGTGGGTTCGAATGATAATCTGCTTCAAAATTCCCAACGCAACCCCCCGCGTACTATTGCACCAGACACAAATGCCCACGGGTATATCCGTGTTGTCGGTCCTTGGCCAAATATTTTAGATTGGCCAACAACCGCAACAGGTGCCGATAGTGTACAGTTTCATGAGATGCAAATTGCCAGTCCCCAGCGATTGATCAACATGAACATTTGGGAAAATGGATATTATGTGGATGAGTGTTGGCCAGGGCATTTTGGTCACAAAGAAAACTTTTATCCGTTTTTGACTTATGAGGAATTTGTTACAGAAATTGCGACTGCCACGGATATTCTAAAAGGGCTTGAGGGGATGCATTCATGGAATTGGGGACAGACGCCGATACTTAAATCGGCATGGAGTTCTCTATGGAACTATGATTCATTAAATTATGATTCTCATGCTCCTTTTATTCGAGCAAAAAATCCAGACGGTTGGTATGGGCATCCATCAGACTTTTTTGTTAATCCATTTTCAAACGCAACCCTTACCTTTAACTCTCATTTTCCTCCTCCGTATGATCCGACATACATAAATCCACGGTCGCATGGTCGCCTGGGGCTTTATGATTATCATACCAAGGATGGTATTTCTCCAGGCCCAAGAAATACATATGGCCCCCTGTCAAATCCTACGCGCCCACAGACAGGACTTAATGCATGGTTGGGGGGGGCATAATACAGATGTTGCAAGGTTTGGATCTAGTTCTGGTAATATTGTGCATTCTCCCGGTTTAAATTTTGAGGCACTTACTGACTGGCAGGGAAGTATGGGGTTAGGTGGCGCAGGATCTAAAACTTCATTAAAAACCGAGGATTGTTGGAATACTTATTATTGTTCTTATGTTATATATGGACATAAAACTTCTGCTCAGGCAACATCACCAGCGTCAAGTCAAACTCAAGCAAATAAGGCAGCGGCATCGAGTAGTGGTAGTGGAAATTATACAGGAATAACTACCCTTAATTTTGTTGCTGCATCCAAAACAATTCCTTCGTATGGGCCAACGACGTTACCAATATCGCGTGGTGTATCTGGGCCGTTAGGAGATATTTATCAGGAACAGAAGCATGGGGGGACTTTTTCAAAAACGGGAATAGATTATGGGCATAATCGTTTTTCTGGCGGGCTACAATGGACAAATTTAGTATTTCCTGATGATTTTATAGGAACGCTGGGAGATGCAACGACAGATCCGTTTTGGAATCGGCGCGATTCTAATGGAAAAATTTATGGAAATGTTAAAATAGTGTTAGATTTTCCTGAAGGAGAATTTTATGGATCAACTCGATTTAATTATGCCACAGGAATTCCAGATCCTGTTATCACTCTTGATTTTTCCGATAGTAAATGGAATAGGTCTGGAGAAAATTCCTATGTTAGTGTAGAAATGCGAGTGGGTGGCGTTATGGTCGGCGGGGGTGGTGCAGGGGGATGGGGGAGTAAAAATCAAGATGGACTAGGCCCCTTGCTCGGGATTGTCGTCGGTGTAAAAAATCAACTCGTTCAACAATATGATGCCGAGGGAAATCCAATTATTTACACTACACAAAATACATTAAGACATGGCGGCGGGGGTGGTCACGGCGGCGCCGGATCGTATTTGGATTCTTTATTTATGACATCATCTCAGCGAAACTTTGCTCACGGGGGAAAATATTCTTCACAATGGTCCGGCGGCAATTACCCTGCACAATATGAGCGATTTAAATATGTCGGCGTTGGTAACAATGGTCGGGGTTGGGGATTTGGTATTGGCGATAATTCATTAATACCAACCTCAGAAGTTCCACTAACGCATCAAGGTAAACCGTATGGAAAGGATTATAATAATACAGGGCAAATTATAGAGGCAAATCCAGGCGGGCACAGTTCGACTCTTGTTGAACCGTCTACAAAAAATAATATCCTTGCACGCAATTGGAGAACCGCACTTGATTTGACAGGATCTGACGTTAGTATTCCGGGGTCGTCGGGACATAGCCCAGGAACAGTTAATATTACATATAATCAAATAGATCTTTCTACGGGGGTAGGGACTACTTTTTCTCAACCAGACTCAGATGGACATACTGATACTATAATGCCTACTCGCGGAGGAAATGGCGGAGATGTTATTCATGTTATATGTAATCCGACAAATCCGATTTCTCTTGATATTGTGGCACGAAATGGTGCCCAAATAGCATCCGGGGCAGGCGGCATGGGTGGTGGTGTGGGGCTAGATGCATATGAAATTTCATTACAGCCAGCCGGGGCTCATGGATTGTCCGAGGATATATTGTCTGGTATTACTTCCGGGGGACTTTTAGAAACCGAAACCAATGATGCAGATTCTAAGGGCCATGCTGCCGGAGGATTTGCTGGATATTTGGTGCATTCTCCAGATGGGTCTTATGTTTCTCCGGTTTCGGTTCATAATGAAAACCTTACATATTCTGTGTTTGCAAATAATTATATAGGGGGATTTCGAGAAACAACGTTTAGTTATACCAATACAAATGGAATACAACAAATTGCATATGACCCCGCCGAAGCAGTTTCTGGACAAGATTATGGATGGCCAACTCAGATAAAAGCAAGAGATCCTAATATTTCAGAAAGCGATTTATTGGCAACAGCAATCACATCGCCTTCTGACGCAATTTCTAATTGTTGGTTATTAAATGGAAACCATATTACTCCTGATCCATCTCGTCCCATACAAACAAATGGCTTAGATTATCATGGATCTCGAACTTATAGGGGCGCAGATGTTACTGAGGCGTGGCAGGGATCGGATGAAGAACCAGATATTGAAATTCTCAATATTTAAAAATTAATTATTTTGATAGGACTTTTCTACTTATGACTAAAGAATATTCTGCAAACATACAATTTATAGACACTACAGGCAAAACCTGCGGCATAAATATTTTTCATGGAGACTATGTTGTTGTTGCCAATAACGTTCTGTCTAATTTAGAATTAAATCAAGACGGCACGGCAAATACACAATGGGTGCGTTCTCAGATAACACAATATATTAAATTATATGATCAAAAAATTAAATTAGAAACAAAGCCAATATTTGTAAATAGAATAGGGAGAATAAATAGATGAGAGTGGTGTCTATGTTTGTTACAAAAGATCATTTTATTTTTATTGTGAATTCCAACGAAGTGAATGATGAACTATATGCTGCCGAGGGATTTCCTGCTGGGAATCCTATTGGATTTTTGGCAGAGGGCGAGGCGTCAATTTTTAAAAAAACGAAAATAGATGATGGTTGGGAATTGTATTCAGGAAATCACATTTCTCCCAATTTACATATTCGATCCAAAAACTCTCTAATTGGTGGAGCAGGGAAGTTAAATAAGACAGTATATATTAATGTTATTCCAAGAGAAGACGCTCATCTAGGAGAGTGGAATAACATTAATAATGCAACGGATTCAGAAACCGCAGAAATTCAAAACGCAAATACTTCATTCCAACTTGATTCTCAATGCTTGGTTGATGTGTCGCGGGATGTTGATACTTTTGAAATTATTGAATCGTCTGCGTCTACGATAAATGAAAATAATATTTCTTTTAATCTTTGATGCATGGCATAGAAGGGAGTTCGGTTGATGGCGCTAGCAAACAAAACATTATATGTTTATGATAAAACAACAGGAAGAATTAAATATACAATAGATAATCCAACCTCTAAACAAATACAGCACATTGAATTGCAGGGGGGTGGTTGTCATGTGGATTTAAGAGGGAAGGCACTTCAAGGATCTTATGTTGTTAAAAATCCAGATACTGGAATTTCAATTGGAATTGAATCATTAAAAACTATAAATTTTAATATCAGCCAGTCCAGTATTGTGGCAAATGGAACCGATGTGGCTGTTCTTTCTGATTTACATCCAGGGGCTACGGTTACAGGTCTTAATGATGATGCATTTACCTTTGTTGCAACTGAAGAAGATAATGATATTGAATTTACGGCAAATGGGCTTTCGACAAATTCAACCGAAAACCAAATTAAATTTATTATTTCGGATTATGGGTACACAGACGAAGAAGTTTATATTTTTTTTGACAACCCCCACCATCAGCAATAATATAGGAGAGTTATAATAAAATGAAGTTTCAAAAGACGATTGTTAATAATCGGAGAGATCTTTCTGCCGAGCAGGCAGCGAGAGAAAAAAAAGAAGCTGATAACGAAAGAAACCGACAACAAGAAGTTAATACGTTAGAGGCTCGTCGGGCGGCAGCGAAAAAAAAGGCAGAGGATATAACCGAGGAAATTAGAATTAGAGACAGGGCTCAGTCGCCTCTTGGCAGGGATGGAAAGTTAAGTCCTCTTTTTGTAAGAACAAACGCATATCCGCGCATGGCAACTCAATTGGATATGTTATGGCATGATATTGATTCTGGAAAAATTAGTGCAGATAAAACTTCTACGACAACGTGGTATCATAAAATTAAAATGCTTAAAGAAAATAACCCTTTGCCTAAATAATAATAAGATATATGGAAGGAATTTGTTAAATGGCTAGTAGAATACAGAATATAACTATAGATCAGGGAACTGATTATACTGAAAATTTTGTTGCATATTCCGCTAAATCATCCACCGCAGCCAAAGATATAACGGATTATACTGTATATGCTCAAATGCGAAAAAGTTATTATCATGCAAATGCGGTCTTGGCGTTTACGGCAGAAAATGAAACTCCTACATCTGGAGTGGTGTCGTTGTCAGCCAACAATACACAAACCTCCTTATTGACTCCCGGAAGATATGTATATGACATTGAAATTGCATCAAGTGCCGAGACTCCTATAAAGACTAGAATAATTGAAGGAATTGTAACAGTAACTCCAGAGGCAACAAAGGCAATAACGTAAAATGGCAAAACCAACAACAAGAGAAGAATTTAAAACATATTGTCTCCGAAAACTGGGATGGCCCGTAATCGAAGTCAACGTTGACGATCTTCAGTTAGAGGATCGCGTTGATGATGCCCTTCGGTTTTGGCAGGAATATCATTTTGATGGGACAGAGGCAATCTATTATTCCCATCTAGTATCGGGCCCAGATATTACGAATAAGTATCTTACACTAGGGACTGCCGAGGCAGCATCGGTTCTGGGGATCAGCAGTATGATAAACTTATCGACCAGAACGAGTGGAATGTTTTCTATTAAATATCAATTGTTATTGAATGATTGGGCAACCTATAGCACCAAAGGCACCCGCGAAATGCAGAACTATTGGATGAAGATGTCACATCTTTCGATGATTGATGATCTTATCAATGGCATGGAGAATATTAGATTCAATCGAAAGACAAATAAAATATATCTTGACGTATTGTGGGGAACGGAAGTCAAAGAGGGCGATTTTATTGTATTTGAGACATATCAGGCAGTTGATGAAAATGCTCTGGCAAATGCAGAGGTGTGGAATGATATGTTTTTGAAAAGTTATGCGACTGCACTCATAAAGGAGCAATGGGGAATAAATCTTAGTAAGTTTGAGGGAGTTCAGTTGCCGGGGGGAGTTACCCTTAATGGTCGTGCAATTTTGGAGGACGCACGAACTGACATTGAGGCTTTGCGGGAACAGATGTCTCTAAGGTATGAGCTTCCTGTTAATTTCACGGTGGGGTAACATAATCCATGCCCACAAATATGTACATCAACAATTTTGAAAGTTCACCAGAACAAAATCTTATCCATGATTTAATTATTGAAAGCATTAAATTTTATGGAATTGATATGTATTGGCTTCCTAGAAATACTTCATCCAATGTAGATCAGGTTTTGGGGGAAGACACTCAATCTTCATATACACAGGCACATTTAATTGAAATGTATCTTAAAAATGTAGAGGGATTTGAGGGAGAGGGAGATTTTCTTTCTAAGTTTGGTTTAGACATTCGAGATCAGGCTACGTTTACCGTTTCTATCCGAAGATTTGAACAACTTGGGGCAGAGGAAGCTCTTCCTGGGGGCGGCACGGCATTATTTGTCAGGCCCAGAGAGGGCGACTTGATTTATATGCCCCTCAATAAAAAAATATTTCAAATACAGTTTGTGGAACATGAGTCGGTATTTTATATTGCCGGAACACTTCCTGTATATGATCTTCGGAGTGAATTATTTGTATACAACAATCAAACGGTTGCCACCGGAATTTCTGAAATCGACAATCTCATATCTACATACAAATATTCTTCGACGATGCCGACAGGGACGACCGTCGATAATACCAAAATTCAACTTGACGCAAATACAATTCTTGACCATTCAGACCCAAACCCCTTTGGGAGTTTTTAGTTTATGTTAGGAAAAACATATACACACGGATTGATTCGAGATTATATTGTTTCGTTCGGAACCCTGTTTAATGATATAAAGATTAATAGGCCAGGAGGTTCTGGTGTAAGTTCAGGCACGTTAGCCATTCCCTTAATATATTCTCCAAAAAATAAATATCTTTCACGGATTGCAGAGGATATTAATTTAGATAAACCAATCGCAATGGCTCTCCCCGGAATGGCATTTGAGCTAATATCTATGACATATTCGGCCGAACGAAAATTGAACACCATGCAACGTGTGTATAGAGCGAACAACGTTTCAAATACGAGCATTAGATATACATATTCTCCAGTCCCCTATGATTTTATATTTCAATTAAACATATTTACAAAGACAATTGAAGACGGCACACATATTATAGAACAGATCCTTCCGTATTTTACGCCTGAATTTACAATAAGTTTAAAGGGCGCAACGGACTTGGGAATAAATGTGGATATGCCTATTGTTTTAAACGCAGTTAATATGGAAGATAATTATGAGGGAGGATTTGAAGAACGTAGAGTAATTGCATGGTCGCTTGATTTTTCTCTCAAAGGAACTCTGTTCGGTCCAATTGCAGACGGCAAAACAATCAATAAGGCAATTATTAATTTTCATGCGAATACAATATCATCTAATACATTTGAAATATCAACAGTTCGTCCTGCAATGTTGGCAGACGGAACTCCGACAACAAATGTTGAAGTCAGCGTTACTGCCAACAACATTTCTGCAAATGATAACTATGGAATTGCAACAGACTATTCTTCTTTCTTGGGTGATTAATATATGGAAAAGCTAAAAGATATTGAACTTGTGCCTTTGTCTTCTGATGATGTCAATGTGTCTAAACAGGAAAGGCATATTCATCAGGACGAAGACTACGAATACATCCGAAACAATCTGAAGGACATCATAGGAAAGGGTTCGGATGCCCTTGAAGGAATCCTTGAACTTGCGCGGGATTCCGATCACCCACGCGCCTGGGAAGTGGTCGGACAAATCATGCGACAACTTGCCGAAACAAACAAAGATCTCATTGAACTCCAGAAGGACATGAAGAAAATCAAGGACGAAGAGGGTGCCAAAAAGATTACACAGAATGCAATTTTCGTTGGGTCAACAAACGAACTCCAGAAGTTTCTTCGGGGTCAGGGTCATGTCAGTCAAAAACTAAAAGACTCAAGGAAGAGATCCGATGGGAGATGACGCATATCTAGGCAATCCGCTCTTGAAGCCAGCCGGGGTTCCTCATGACTATACCGAAGAGGAGCTTGCCGAGTATATCAAATGCTCCAAGAAACCCCAGTATTTTATTGAAAACTATATCAAGGTAGTTCATGTGGACGAAGGGCTGATTCCCTTCAATTTATATAAATTTCAAAAAGAGATGGTCAAGACGATTCATAACAATCGCTTTTCCATCTTCTGCACCCCGAGACAGGTGGGCAAGTCAACTACAGTTGTTGCCTATTTCCTTTGGTATATCCTGTTCAACGAATCAGTCAACATTGCCATCCTGGCTAACAAGGGTTCACTTGCACGGGACATCCTGGGTAGACTCCAGCTTGCATACGAGAATCTTCCAGATTTCTTGCAGCAAGGAGTGTTGATATGGAACAAGGGCAATCTTGAAATTGAAAATGGTTCCAAGGTGGTTGCCGCATCCACTTCCAGTTCGGCAATCCGTGGTGGTTCCTATA